TTCTGCGGGTCCATGTGTTCTTCGGCTTGCACCGGTGCTGCCGACTTCATTTCCCAGGCCTTCATCAAAGTGGCCTGATTCTCTGGTGTCATGTTGTCCAGGGACAACCCCAACTCTGTCAGCCAACCTTCAAACGACACGGCTGCAACTCCTGCAAGGGCAGCCGCGGCTGCCAGGTTTACTGCGGTCGCTCCGTCTGCCCCCATTGGCAGAACGGATGTTTCCCGCAACACTGCGCGACGAGCGAGAATGAATGGGCCTGTTTGCACACGCCCATTCACCTCAACAGACTCGCCGGCTTGTATCTCAATTTCCTCGATGATCCGCGCCCCGATGGACGCTTGCCATTGCTGGCCTTTGGCACCCTGTTCCAGAACGCCCTGAACCTTCAGCGAAACACCTGTGACTGGTCCTGCCAGCATCAGGCTTTCCCCGTCGTTCTCAATGCTGTCTGTAACGCCCAGCGTGTCCTCGACGGTGTTGCTGTGGTCCAGCAAAATCGGAACGTTGCCGGGTGTCTCCAGTCCTGCCAGATCCACGACAACCGGCAACGCAAACCCGCTCACCGGCAAAGGCCCGCCAGTGTATGCGAGGATTGAAAACCGTCGCGGCTTTGTGCCTTCCGCGGCTCGCAGTTGCAGCGGTGCTGTCAGTGTGATCGGCTTCATTGCTTCTTGTCCCTCGCGTCCATTTGCTTGCTGACCTTTCCGGCCCATGCGGCTCCGGCGTCACCGCCCCACAATGCCCACGCGATTCTGCCGTTCGACGGAAATCCCGGTTCTCCGGGACTCCATCCCTCGCCTTTTTTGTCCACTTCATGGCGAGCAAAATATGAGACCATCCGGCCAATCGTGTCTGGACTCATCCCCTTGCCGTTGCTCAGATCCCGTGCCCGTGCGATACCAACGGCAGTTCCACCGCGCCCAAATTCGCTCCGCCAATCAAGTCCCTTTTGTGCCTCTTTGCGAACGCCTTCAGGTGGCGTGAAGTCGATGTCGTCGTATTTGCCCGCGGCCTTCAAATCGGCTGCGGCTTCGACTTCGGACAACTCATCGTCGCTCACGCCGTCGCCGGATAGCACGTCGTCCAGCAGTGCCGCAATCCGTTCAGGCTGAAGGCCAATTGTTGCCAGTGTCTGCTCTGCCATCACTCTGGACATGTCGCCTGTTTGCACGTCCTCCAGAACTCGCCGAATGCGTTTCTGGTTGTTCGTGAAGGCTCGCTGTCCCAACGTCGTATATTCGCCAGCAACACCTGCCGCGGGCTGCTGGGGCTGCGTCTGATCGACTTGCGGCGTCACGACGGCAAACGGTGCCAGCATTTCCTCGACGTTCTGGGGCGGTACTGCCGGGAACGCCGAACGAATCAAAGCCCGGGCAGTATCTCGTGGAATGATCCCTTGACCAACCTGCGCGATGATTGAGACGATTGATGCGACCTGCGCCCCGTTCATCGCGGTGTCAGCCACAGCGGTAGCCGCACCAGTCGCGGGATCTGTTACGCCGCCTGCAGCGGGCTGAACGTCAAAGGTTTTTTCAAACACGGCCCGCTTGTATTCATCGACGCTCACGCCGAAGTCTGCGGCTGCGCGGGTGGCCTCCATCTCCCATTCTTTGCCGCGTCGCGCGTGCTCTTCCGACAACGTGCTCTGCCCGGTGGATAACCTGACGGCTGCAGCATCTGCGGCTTCCGTCGCATCCAGTTCCGGCAGCGGCGGCCACGTCCACTGATGATTGATTTCCTCGATCCGCGGCATACCGGACAGCAAGCCCGGCACAAACACAGCAGACTCAAGAAACCAATGCCAGACACGCTCGACGATCGCCCATGTGATGCGGTCACGCTCGACGTGTACTTCAGGTGCCCACACGTTCGCCATGTCCCCTTTGAAGGATGAGAAATTCGCATCCTTGCCGGTCCCTGCGGCCAGCGTGTAGGGCATGTTGGTACAGCGGCAGAACGACATCAATGCCTGCCGTTGGAACATTTCGTACAACGGCCCTGGTTGCTTCGGCTCAACCTGTCCAATTTCCCATCCCTCGGGCAACGTCGTCAGCATGTTTCGCGTCAACTCAATCTCAGCGAAGTCTGCGCCGGATGCTGCGGGTGTGACCGCTGATCCGGTGGACTTCAGATACATGGCGAAGTTTGCTGCTGTCTCTGCGCTGAACAACGTCGCCAATTCCTGCCGTCGCATGATCGGCAGCGTTTGCAGTGCAGGTGTCGCCCGCGGGATTCCTCGCGTCTGCCCCGGTCGCTCCTGTCGGTACAGATGCAGCACTTCGGTTGCCGGATACCAATCACCGCTCAGCATACTTACGGGCGCAGTCGAACCGGGGTGGTGATCGTAAACATAAAACTCCAGCTCATTCAATGCGGGGTCAAACCTGACGCCGTCATCCACGAACGGGTCCTGCAACTGTGACTGCTGCCACGGCATGGCAATCTGATCGGCCTCCAGCGTCCGCAGATCCAACGGCAGCGGATACCACTGCGGCCGTTCGGATCTCATCACGAACACCTCGCCGTCTCGCCAATACGCCTCAACGGCTGTCCTCAGCATCTCGCCGAAATCAACGCGGGCAACCCATCGACGCCACGCCAACTCCAGACGCTGATTCGCTGCGGCGTCTTGCGTCAAGACCTGCAATCGCGGCCCACTGCCGACAATGTGATTGACCGCCGTTCGCAGAATACCGGCGTACCACGAATTGTTTTCCGCTTCGTATCGGCTGCGAATTCGCACCACTCGACGGACTGCCGGAGACATTGCCGCGCGTGCTGCCAACCCGTCCGCGTTCGTCCAGTGCCTGCGGTTCTCGGGTGTGGTCTGCGCCAAGTCGAACTTCGCACGCACCTGCGGCGTTCGCGGCGCGGTGGCAACGGCGGTTGACGTGCTGGCGTATCGGCGTCTGCGGCTCACTCAATGACCTCCGGGTGGGACAATACGGAGAATCATCGACTTCAGTGCACCGACCGGGCTGGCGATAGCCTCTTTGCTGGCGAGGTGCTTTTCATACTCGATCAACTCGGAGAGACTGCGGCGCGTGACTGTGACGCCGTCATTGCTGACGCTCGCAGCCTTCGTCATTTCAAGTTCGAGTTGTTCGGCGGGTGTGGTCATGCTCGCATGATTGACGCCACGCCAGACACCTGCAACCGGCTATCTGCTACCGGTGGCAACAATCACTCACACGGGTCAGAAAACCGACGCTTTTCAAATCGCGGTCGTGCGTTCAGGATTCGCTCGCCGGTTGTGTGCAATGTGTTGCAGGACGGACACAATCGCTCCCGGAGCACGAACCCGGCAGTCTGCCGCGTGCGGTAGACTGACTGCAATTCAGCCCCGCACTTTTGACAACGCAACCCGTCGCCCTGTTTGCGGAATTCGGTCATCGCACACCCCCCGGTAACGAAAATTTGCGTCGCTCCTGTTTCTGTGCCTGTTCACCGCTCATGCCCACACCACAGATCGACGCCGCCACACAACACCCCACGAAACAGTCCCACCAGTCATTATCTCTTCCGGGCGTTTGCTCCCATGCTACACCATGCGCCCCGTCGTAGGAAATGGCTTTCGGGATCTCCGCCGTCAAATGTTCCACCAGCAGCCTGTTCGCCCGCTCGTCCGTGCCCGGCAGCAGAACCGCCGAAGGTGCTCCGGGTGTGGTCAGCAGTCGCCGGGCTGCGTGCGATTTCCAGATGTTCGCGTCGTACTGAACGTGCACCGGATGATCCGCTCGACGCTCGACCCAATACTGACCCGTCTGGCGGTCCTTTTGCGGCTCGCCCCACAGGTGCACCGGCTTGCGTCCGGGCTTCGGGCCGAATCCTTTTGACGGCCTGATGCGCGTGCGGTTTGCCGATGCCAGCACCTGCGACTGAATGCGGGGTTTCTGTTCGCCGTCGCTCCAGTCCTTCAGGATCAAATCGAGCTGCGGGAATCGCTGCAGCAAATCCGCCTCAAGGCAGTTGTGCGCGTGAACAAACGCCTCTTCCCATGACACTCCGGGCTTGTCCTGACTCAACCGGCGTGCAAGATCCGACTTGTAAAAAACCGGCCTGCCCTGATCCGGCCATGTTCCGTAGTCCACGATGCAGCCGCTGAAGTCGCGTTCCCAACTGCACACCATATACCACAGCACCTGATCGGAGCTGTCAATGAATGCGGTCGTGTAGCTGGCCTGTTGCGGAATGCGACTGCGTTCGACCTGTGACAATCTCGGCAACAGTGCCTGACTGTCGAGACGCACTCCGGACTTGTCCGCGACCACTCCGCCTTCCTGCTGAATCTCACGCTGGAAGAATTCCGGATCGACGGCCCGGATTGTCAGCAGAGACTGCAGCGCGGATAACTCCTCCGGCAGCCTGTCGTGCTCCCACGCCACCTTTGCGCCCGCGTCCATATCGGCCCGGTTGCGTGCGTAGAATTCCTGTGCTGCTGCTTTGCCGTCCTTTGGGGTTTCGCCTGTCCCCAGCAGTGCCGCGTAACGGTCCCACAAGTCCATCCGCTCGGGCATTCGCAAAACGGATTTCCAGACCTTCCCGTGCCAATCCGGATGTCTCTTTCTGTCCATGAATCGTTCTGTCAGATCCTGATGTGCTCGCACGGTGCACACCATGACAGTCGCCATCTCCACGCCCAACCCCGCCAGCCCCATAAATGTTTTGGTTATCAAATCCTCGCGCTCATCCGTCTGGCTCGGGCTGGTGCTGCTCTGCGGTGTTTGCACGTCGTCAAATATGATTAAGTCCGGGCGAATGACCCGGCCATCGTTCTGGATGTATGACAGCCCGGAAACGTCCGTTGCCATCAGGCTGAATGGTGCCACGTGCACCTGTGACGATTCACTGCCCGGAATGTCCGGGAATACGATCCTCCCGCGGTCATCCTTCGCGTGCAACGTCAGTAGTTTGCCGTTCAGCCTGAACTGTCGCTTTGGTTGTTTTGACTTCAAAATCAACGGCACGACTTCGGGGAAGTCCTGTGCCAGCATGTCAGACGACGCCAGCAAATTGAAAAAGTTTTCGCGGTGCTCACTGGCCTTGTCGTCTGTCGCTCCGGTCAACACCAGAAAACGCCGGTGCCCATACACCGCCGCCCAAATCGCAGCAACACGCGCACACGTCGACTTCAGCCCACCTCGCCTGACTGCATGGGCCTCACGTCCGCCGCCCAATATCACCGCTTGGAATCGCTCAAACATTGCCACCTGATACGGCGCCAGTTCGATGTAGAACGTGGTCTTGAAATAGGTCAGTGCGAAGTCCAGCAGATCCCGCTTGCAGCGGTCCCGTCGTGTCTGATTCGCGACTGGTGGCAGTGGTCCGACTTCCTGCGCCGCTGCCGTTTTCGCATTGATCACTTCCGCGTTTCTGCGGCTTCGGTCGCTCGCGTAGTTGTCTTGGAATTGCAGCCCGTCAATCTCGGCTGCAACGATCGGCAGAACGTCATCCGGCAGGCTGCTGAGAAATTCGGTTAGCTCGGATTCGCTCAGCGATTGCAGACGCGAGAGTTCTTCCGGCGTCAGTATTGCTGCCATTCACCTGAACTCCTACGTTGACCACTGGGGCAGGGGCGGGTGTCGTCGGCCTGTCGTTGCTTTCCTTCATCGCGACCAGCACACGCGCCGCCGCAATCTTTTCCCGCATTGAACCCCGCGCCACCACCTCCACCAACACCTTCGGCAGATTCTCCAGCACATTGTCCGACAACGCCCAGCCCTTGCGGATTGCGGACTCCATCTGCCGCAGGTCCTTGCGGGTGTGCCCCGGATCAGTCAGGAGTGTGGTTTCGGTCATTGTGTTTGCCATTTTATTTTCGGAAAGTATTCAATCCCTCTGGATTGCAACGCCGAAAAACCGTAGGGTCTGCCGATGTGGTCGGCCATCAAACGAAAACAGGGGCTTGAGTAATGAAACCAGCAGTTCGCCGCGATTCGCAATGTTTTCCGTATTTCAAACTGGCAACATTCGACAATGTTTCGTTTTGCTTCCGCGACGGAAAGCAGGCGTTTGAATCTGAATCCGCCGCCGCTGCCGCCGCTCGCTGTCCCGGTAAGTATCGGGTCAGCGTTGTTACCGCAGACGGCCGGCGGGACTTGCCCGCCTTTGAGGTTCACGGCTGATCTCCAGAAAGCGTCCGGGTCGGATTTGCACCGCCCTCTTCAGGCTGGTCGCCTGACGTGTCGCTATCAACACTTCGGACGCGAGGTTTTCCTTTATACATGCCCGCCCCTCGCCGGTCAATCTCTGAGAATGGAAGAATCGGAACTGTGAGGCGTTCGCGGGCGGTTGGGTCAAGGAAGTAGATGTAGCGGAGTTGGAAGCCAATAGTGGGCTGGAAACTGCCATGAGTTTCCTGCATGGCTGTTTTCCAATTTCCGTATCTTGCCATCAGTGTTTTGGAAGATTTCACTGTCATGGTGTGCACTACACCTGACTTTTCCGTCAACATGCAATCGCTGTTTTCTTTAATCATCGTCAGCACAAATCCGCTCGCTCGGTAAATCGTGCCGTCTCCGCATTGCGTGCCATCCGCAAACGACACGCACCACTTCAACTGCGGGTATTGTTTCCGCATCCACCGAAAGGCAAACCCCAACGCCCGGCTTTCACCATTGCGCGGCAGCCAATCCGCAAACGCCATGCGGTTCAGTTCAATGAATTCGTTCCACAGCGTACCACGCACCAGCCCCTGAATCTTTCGCTTATCCAATGACGGCCCGAATTGCATCGCTCCGCCACACTTGCCATCCAAGAATACGCCTAAGTGCAACTGCGAATTCTGGACCGCCTTCCCGCTGTAGTGCAGCGCCTGCACGATCCGGTTGGCGTCCTTTGCAGATATTGGCTTTACGATCAAACGCTTCGCGTCACCCATTGAAGGCCTCACATATCGCCGCCAGTGCGTTCCCGTTGCTGTTCTCGTTTACCTCCGACGATCCCCCGCCCGCGGCTTTCGCCTTCTTCAATGCCGCCTCAATCGCCTCGAACTGCGAATCATGCACCGTAAACGTCATCTGCCGGAACGGCTCACGGTCGCCTTCGGCCAGTTCGGGCGGTTCGATTTCCTGCGCGTCGTATCCCAGCAACTTCCCCAACTCCTCCGCATCAAATCCAGTCAGCCCCAAATCAATCTCATCCGCGTGCAGGTCCTGCAGTTCATTCGCCAGCATCGCCTCGTCCCAACCGCTGCTCAACGCGATCCGGTTGTCCGCCAGGATGTACGCTCGTTTCTGTGCGTCGCTCAGGTGGTCCAGTCGGATACACGGGACCGTCTGGAGCTTCAGCAGGTCTGCGGCCCTCACCCGGCCATGCCCGGCAATGATGCCGTTTGCCTTGTCGATCAGAACCGGATTGCAAAACCCGAACTCTTGAATGCTGCCTGCAATCTGTGCCACCTGCGCGTCGCTGTGCGTGCGTGCGTTGCGTGCGTATGGGATCAGGTCCGATGTCGGCACCTGCTCAACCTGCTGCGTTCCTGTGGGTTTCTTCGACGCCATCCCCCTGACCCCCTGATTTTTCGGCCAAAACTGCAAACAAAACAAACTCAAATCCGAGGCAGATTACGCGAGGTAATGGCTGTTTTTCCCCGGCGGGGGAACCGGCCAAAATGCAAAATTTTTGCCGCGGGTTTCCACCTGATAAGAATTAGTGGGTTTAAGCCAACGCCGCCGCATACGCCTCTTCCGCCGTCTGTGTCGCCGAATCGATGCAGATCTTCAGCCCCTTCGACGCCACCGGAAACGCATCTGTTTCGCTGCTCTGTGTCACTGTGAAGGTGCCATAATACACCCCAGCGGTATCAACTCCGCCTGCCGAGAAATCGTAATTGACGGTCCCGCTCGCCGCTGTCACGACTGACACGCCCGTACTCGTGGCTGCAATCTTCGTCGCGCCGGTGGCTGCGTTGACCATCGAGAACGCGACCGTCAGCCCTGTCAGATCCACCGCCGCCAGAACTCCGGACTCGTTTGCCTGCTGCAGTGTGACCGGCAGAACCGTGCGTGTATCGCCTACCCTGCGTCTGTGTACCACTTGGCTCATATGCTGCTGCTCCCCGATATGCTCAACCGTTGCCGACTGGTTCCCCGCGTGCTCATGCGTTCGCCGCTCGTGCCCTCAATCTCAATCCGCTCGCGACTGGTGCCGACAATTGCCAGCCGTGTCGTGACCACTGCAACAGGCGTCGGAGCTGCACCGGAGTTTGCGAGGGCGTACGTCGCCGCCCTCCAACCCTGCTGTGCAAATCCGCGGAATGCAAATCGTCCTGTGCTCATGTCTTACTCAATGTCGTTGTGCTGCGGTTGCCGCTGCTGTCCAGTCCCGTGTAATCCACCGTAAACGTATTGCCACCAATCGTCAGCGTGTACGTCTCTGCCGCCGTTTGTGCGTCGCTGCAGGCTCCCACCAACACGGCAAGCGAATAACTCACACGATCACTCACGATCAGCAGGTTTGCGGCTGTTGCGAGTCCTGTCTGGATCTCTGTGACCGCATCTGTTGCCAATGCCGCCGCAGTAATCACTCCAGTCTGAAACTCATGCACGTCTGCCGCTATATGATGACTTCCCGTGACCTGCACAGTCCGGTTATTGTTCAACGCCAGAATCAACCGCACGCCATACGATCCGTTCACAGTGTGATCGCCGGGCAGTGCTGCGTAAACGCCAGTGACAACCTGTGCGACTGTTGGCGGTGTCGTGTACGATGCTGTGGGCAACGGCATGCCCGTCACCGTCACGCCGCCCCACTGATCCGTATTTGCGGTGACTCGTGCCGTCACCGATCCCACTGCCCCTGTCACGCTGCCCACAGCACCCGTAACAGATCCCACAGCCCCGCTCACACTCGCGACTGCCTGCGTCGTGCTGATCGTCGTCCCGCTCAGATTTACGCTTGTGGTTGCTGCGGTCAGTTTCCCCCAGTCCACGCCGCTGTAACCTGCTGTCGCCGATGCTGACGTTGCCACCGTTACCTGTGCAGATGTGCTGGCTGATTTGTACACGCCGACCACAAACGATTCCGCGTCGGTCTCACCCTGCGTTGGTGCATACGTCCATATGCCGCTCGTGCTGTCACATGCCAGTGTGCCTGCGCCACTGCCCCATGACCCGGTGCCGGTCTTAACTCGCACTGATGCCCCGGTCGTCTGTATCGTGCCGTCGGCCAGCAGATAAATTGCCCCGACTGCGACGATTGGCGGTGTTGCTGCATTTCTGGGATAGCTCATAGTGTTCCGCCTCCGATCACCTGACCACGATTGACGAACAAATAGGACTTCACCGCTGCCGCCGGAACCCGAAACGCATAACTCCGCCGCTGTGGTGTCAGCAATCGCCCGAGACCGCCACGGCCCGCCTGATACAATTGCCACAC